GCCGATACTTGCGGCGATTGCGTCTAATAATTCTTTTTTGTGTCATGGTCAAAGGTTTTAAATGTTAGGTACTAACTTATTCAGCTACCTGGCTAAATCTGGCCTTTACTTTATGTACGGCCATTTTACAGGCGCTGCGATTAGTAAGGATAGAGAAACAAATCACACCGGTAAACAGTGTAATGATAATAACAGAACTGGTTTTAACTCTTGTTTTCATGGTCAAAGGTTTTAATTATACATTGTTGTTACTACTTTAAAGGTACTAACTAATATTTAATTATACAAGAAATATTAAAGAAAGTTACATTTTATTGCAATTATTTAAACATTTTTTTGGCTTTGTACGTACTTATACAGTATATTGGCCCTGATTATGACTACTATAAAGCCCATATTAGTTAGTACCTTGCTTAAAACCTTAAACATAGTAACTAGGTATACTCAGTATATAGGGCAATACATAGCATATTCAGTACATACACAATACATAAAAGTAAGGGACCGGGCGCGGCGAATGCGATCAGCATCTGGCACCCTCTCCAATTTCTCCACGTCGTTACTACCATACCATAGCATCCAGCACACACCAGGCACTGGGGCACTGGCTTTATATAGGGAACAGGGAGAACAAAATAATAAAACCCAGATCCTGAACCGGTCTAATGTAGATATGATATCCCCATCTCATTTAGTTAGTACCATGGGAACAGTACTAACCAGGGGGACGGGATCCCAGATCCTAACGTATATACTAAATGTATATACTATAATTGTCCAAGGCATAAAGGTGTTAACTAGGGAGCTGGGACCGGGTACTAACTACCATATTGCATATAAGCCCCATATACAAGATATCTGTTTTAATGGTATCGGGGCACTAACTGCTTTATGTTCGCTTATACATGGCTTTGTCTGGGCGTGTGTTGGCCGATTTAGGGGCGGGGGGGTGCCTGTCTTTGGGAGGTTGAGAACTGAGAATGGGCTGGTGGCGGTCCCGACCCCCGCGCAAAATTTTTTAGGTTTTGTAGGGTCTGTTAGTACCAGAAAATTTGTAGGGCAATTTCCTCAGCCAGTTAGTACCTTTCACATAAGCACGGGGAGGGCAATATGAAAAGAGCAAGATCAAAAAAGCCCAGGGCCAGTACTAAGGTCACCAAGGGACCGATAGAGATTCCGAATGTGACTCCTGTAGTGTTTAAGATGGGTGCGCAGAGCACGTATGATCCTGCCCTGGTCCCCCGGACTTTGGAATTAGCGAAATTGGGATTGACACAGGAGCAGATGGCCCATGCCTTTGGTATTGTCCATGGCACGTTTGTGAAGTGGTTGAACACACACCAGGAGTTGCGTGATGCTTATGAGGAGGGTAAGTACTACCACAATCATGCAATAGAGTTGACTTTGTTGCAGAGGGCTGTAGGATTTGATTATCCCGAGGTGAGGACCCGAAAAATGGTGGATGTACATGGTCGCAAGTCCGAATATACGGAAACGACGATAAAGAAGGTCTTGCCCGATGTGACGGCGCTGATTTTTTGGTTGAAGAATCGTGACCCGGAGCGTTGGCGCGACGTGCACAAGTCCTTTATTGATGCGAATATTGACTTGAACTTAAATAAGACCCTGAAGTTGGAGACCCTGACTCCGGAGCAATTGGAGTTAGTACAGGGTATTGCCATGAAGCAGATACAGGGTATGAACGGAATAGGAGATGACGGACCAGGTAGTTGACACGGACGCGATTATCGCCAGGGCCTTGCAAGATCCTTATCAGGTCCTGCAGGAGACGGGGAAGAAATTATCCCTGTACGAGTTTATCCTGCTCTTTTGGTCTGAGGTCAGTGAGGACACCTTTAAGGATAACTGGCACGTCAAGTTCTTGTGTGGTCACTTGGAGGACATGGCCTTTAGAGTGGCCAAGAACCTGCCGAAAAAGCATGATCTGGTCATAAACATACCGCCAGGTACTACCAAGACCATAATTTGTTCGATCATGTTTCCGGCCTGGTGCTGGGCCAGGGGCTGGTACTGGATGCGATTCATTACGGCCTCGTATTCGGCGCAACTTGCGCTGGAGAGTGCGGAGAAGAGCAGGGATTTAATCAAATCCGATAAGTTCATGAAAATGTATCCTGATTTAATTATAAAGGATGACAAGGATACGAAATCCAATTTTCGCATTGCCAAGAAGATTAGGAACGGGTCCAGGATCAGGCTCAGGCACGGGGGGAACAGATTTAGTACCAGTGTGGGGGGGTCCCTGACGGGGTTTCACGGCCACATCTTGATTATAGATGATCCCCTGAATCCTGATCAGGCCGCGTCAGAGAAGGAGTTGGTGAACTGTAATAGGTGGATGGAGCAGACCCTGCCTACCAGGAAAACCGACAAAGAGGTCTCGGCCATGGTCCTGGTCATGCAGCGCCTGCACCAGAACGACCCTACCGGGCGCATTCTCGAAAAAAAGAAGGAGAAGATCAAACACATTTGCCTGCCCGGGCAAATTTTGCATTATAAGCAGTTTGTAAAGCCTAAAGAGGCCCTGTTGAAGTACAAAGACAATCTCTTGGATCCGGTTCGATTGAGTTGGTCCGCGCTGGGGGAATTGCTCGATGATTTGGGCCAGTATGGTTTTGCGGGGCAGATCGGCCAGAATCCCACACCGCCTGGTGGGGGCATGTTCAAGCCCGATCACATGCCGGTTCTGAACATATTATCCAGTGAGCTCAATATTGTCAAGACAGTGCGGTACTGGGATAAGGCCGCTACTAAGGATGGCACAGGGTCTTCTACTGCTTCTTATACTGCTGGGGTGAAGATGTGTGTTTTCAGAAATGGCCAGTTCCTGATTCTGGATGTGGTGAGGGGTCGGTGGGGGACTGATGAGCGTGAGGCCATTATCAAGTCTACGGCCATAAATGATGGGCGTAATGTACATATAGGCCTGGAGCAGGAGCCCGGGTCAGCTGGGAAGGATGGAGCACAAGCTACCATACGCAACTTGGCCGGATTCTCTGTTACAGCAGATCGACCCACAGGTGATAAGGCATATAGGGCCGATCCCTTTTCTGTGCAGGTCAATAACGGCAACGTGATTTTGATGAATGCGGATTGGAACAAGGCTTTTAAGGAAGAATTGGAGATGTTTCCCAATGGTACATACAAGGACCAGGTGGATGCGGCAGCAGCTGCATTTAATATGCTGGCCGGTAAAAAACAGGTAAAAGTGATACGATGAGTAATTTAAGAGTAAATATTAGATTTTGGTACTGGCATTTGCAAGTGACTACCAATTGGCATTTTTCCATTACGTACAATCAATACCATCGTGAAAATGGATTAAAGGATGGTTGGTGTGCTGTTTATAAATTTCAATTGAGATGAGCGCAGCAGAGATAGGTGATTTGATAGGACGTATTCTAGCCACAGCATTTCTTGCTGCCGCAGTTGGTGGTGGGGTCTGGGCATTGGCCGAATTTATTGTTTTTACAATGCAGTGGAAAAGAGGACAAAAGAGAAGAAAAAATGAAAACAGACAAAAAGATCAAAGTTCTAAAAGAAAAGCTTAGGGCGGCAAAGCAGGATCGCAATGTCAAACAGGAAGAAGTTGCGGAACTGGAACAGGAGTTGAATAAGTTGCAAAATAATTCAATCCATTTGGTATGAGCACGAAAAAACCCATACGAGGAGGAAATTTATTCTTCCGGCAAAAGGGGTCTGACAAGGGCTGGATCCCACTTCGGGATGCTGAGTTGAATATTCACATTCCCGGGTATGATTGGAGTCCTTGTATTATGGAGAAAACAGGTGTGAGGATATTGCATTTTATAATGAACTAAAAATATATGAATTATGGCTAATTCACAATTAAATGGAGAGAGGTATGCGTATGCCTCTATTGACACGGCTCCTGGAGCAGCTGGTTATTGGTCTAAGCCTGTGGCCTTGAGTCAGGTGAATGCAAATGCCTTATTCTTTTCCAGGAGTGGGGGAGGAGTAGGTACAGTGACCATTCAATTTAAACTCCCTCATACTGGGTCTACCTGGCAGGATTATTATACTACAGAAAGTCTGGTGGATGGTGCTCGTCTCAGAGTAGCAGATCAAGGAGCCGGTGTAAAATGGCGAGCAGGAGTCAAGAATGCTGCCTATACCAGTGGGACTATCGTTGTTGGTTTTGATTGGTAAATTAAATTAGGTATTAGTAACGCAATAGCAGGGGTATCGTCAGCCTTTAGAAGATGGGATGGGGCAACATGGGAAGAGGTTTCTATGATTGTTCGAATGGCAACGAGTAAATCTCGTTCATTGATAGACGTTACGACTCTCGATACCATAGGTAAATATCGCGAGTACATCAGGGGTCTGAAGGATGGTGGGATGGTTAAATTGGAAATGGTATTTACTCGTGAGACATTTGAGATATTTGAAACAGATTTTGGAAGTGATACAGCTGGTGATTATGAAATTATTCTGCCAGATGACACGACTCAGAGTTTTTATTTTCAGGGATTTGTTAAAGATTTAGAAATTATGATACAAGCAGATGATTACATAGGAGCACAGGTTGGGATCAAGGTTACCGGGCCTGTCGTCAATACCGTAACAGGGACGAGGACAGCGACTTCTCCCATATTGCTTACCATTGCCTACACAGGTACTGAATTTGCTTTCAAGTTCAAGCTTCCATCATCTAAGTCTGTAAAATTGAATTGGGGTGATGGAACGAGTGAGACGGTAGTGGGACAGGATTCAACATTGATCACTAAAACATCCGCATATGCTGGCGTCGGGACATATTATTTTAGTGTGACCGGCGATGCTCTCGATCTGACATATATAGATATATCTTCTCAGGCGTTCGTGTCGGGTGACGTATCAGGCTGGTCTGCTCTTACTAATCTGACTTTTTTACGTTGCAACTCCACCTCAGTGAGTGGTGACGTATCAGGCTGGTCTGCTCTTACTAATCTGACTGCATTATATTGCTACTCCACCTCAGTCGAATTCAACGGAACAACAGCATGGACGATGACGGGTGTGATATTGCTATACTCTAACGGTTGGACATCTACAATGGTAG